ACAGAAGAGTTTGGAAACGTGTTATCTATAGAGAATGCAGACCAAATACTAAATAATGTAGCTGCTTTAGCACAATCAGAAACAGATTTACAAATTGTAACAACCGAAAGAGATAATAATTATCAGAAGTACCTAGATGAAACGCAAAAATATAATACGGCTATTTCTGAAAGAGATAATGCTATACAACAAAGAGATGCAAATGCCACAAAAATTACCGAACTAGAAGCAGACCTATATGTAGAGATAGATAACTTTGAGGTTACTGCTACTGATATACAGGGCGCACAAGGTCAGTTAGATGATTATAATGCAGAGATAGACCGAATGGTTAGTGCAGGAGAAATTACGTCAGAGCAAGGAGACTTAGAAAAGTCATTAGCTACTAACTCATTTAATGTATACAAAGCTACTCAAGATATTGCTTCGGCACAATCTCGCATTGGAGAACTTGAAACCTATACACTACCAGACTTTACTGTTGAAGGCGTACCTGCTGAAAACTTAGATACTGCATTAAATTCATATCAACAAGCTTTAACAGAAGATTTAAACGCAGGATTAATTAATCAAGAGCAATATGATACTTTGTATTCTAGCGCATCTGAGCTTGTTCAAGGAGAAAAAGATTACATAGTCGCAGAAGAAAATTTTGCCGATAAAGAAAGAAAATTAACCGATAAGTACAATGCGTTGCAGGCTAAGTATACAGACTACGAGTTACCCAATATGACGGTAACGGGGGATGATTTTTCACAAGCAGTACAGTCAGAAGAAATCGGTTATTACTCTGATACTGTCGATGGATATAGTGTTTTGAGAATGCCCGATGTGCCTGCCGAATGGACAGGAACTCCTTATGAATACAGAAAATCCTTAAGGGAGCAATTAGTATCTACGAAACGAGAGGAGTTTTATGATGCTGAAGGAAACTCTGTTCTTACTGAAGCACAAATAGACGACCTAATGGACGACTACAGATACGCTATAGAGTATTGGCAATCAAGGCAGGGTTGGTATATTGGTGCTTTACAAAGAAACGTTACATACGATAACTTAGTTGCTAGCACTAACGAAACAATACAAGGTTTAGAAGAAGAAATAGAAGGCTTACAAACCTTTTCATTGCCAGAGTTTAACATTACCGCTACTAATCAAGTTGAGTTAAATGCTTACCTTGATAGCTACCAAACTTATGTAGATGATGCAGAAAAAGCAGGAAACATTAGTGCAGAGCAAGCGTTAAATTTTGATACTATTATTGCTAGTATTAGAAATAATGGTTCTCAAATATTTACTTTAGAGGCAGAAAACAAAACTAAACAAGATGAAATAATTAGACTTGAAGGAGTAAATGCAGGACTAAGTACAACTATAGGTGAGAATGAAAAGAATATACTAGACTTAACAGGAACTATATCCGTAATTGGTAGTGGCTTTGACGTTACTTTATATGATGATATTAGTGACCTAGATGCAGGTCTTGCATCATACATACAAGGCATCAATGATTCTGACTTAGATGAAGAAATGAAAGCATCTCAAATAGCATTTGCTGAAAGTATGGCAGCTATGCGTAGAGAGAATCTATTTGTTCCTACTTACGAAGCACCAGACTTTAATGTAGTAGCCGAAGGAGACCTTACTGGATTGAATCAATCCTACGCTCAAGCTATGTTTGAATTAGATAGTTTCTTAGACAACGAGTACATTACTCAAGAAGAATACGATGCAAATGTTGCCGACTTAAATACTGCATACAATACAAGGAAAGATGTTATTGTACCTACTTATACATTGCCAGAGTTTACTGTATCTGAGCTAGATGCAGAAGGTGGATTTACTAATCTTGATGCAGAGAAAGAAGGATTTTTAGATGACCTACAAAGTTTCTTAGATAATGATTATATTACTAGAGAAGAGTACGATGCTTTTGAAGCGCAAATAGAATCTGCATACGATGATAAGAAGCGAGATATTACACCTGTATATGAAGCACCAGACTTTACAGTATATGGGCAGTTACAGCCTGGAGAAACTTTCGAGGATATAGATACAGCATACAATACTGCTTACGATGAATTAACATTAAATGCTCAACTAGGATATATAAGTTCATCAGATTATATTACTCAATTAAACGACCTACAAACATCTTATGAAGATGCGAGAAAAGGTATAGCTCCTGCGTATGAGTTACCAGATTTTAGTGTATATGGACAGATTGCAGAAGGTGATGATACTACAGAGATAGATACTGCGTACCAAAACGAGCTAACAAGGTTAGAGGAATACAGAGATAGTGGTTACATTAGCCTAAGTGAGTATTATGGTTTCTTAGGAGAGTTAGAAACTGAGTACACTACAAGAAGAGAAGGTGTACTACCTACTTATACAATGCCAGACTTTAGTGTTACACCTGCTTCATCACTTGCAGAGTTAGCAGAAATGGAGCAAGCGGCACGAGATAGGTTTACAATGTTTAGTGAATCTGAATATTTCCCAGAGGACTTTGATATTCTTACTGAACTAGGAAACCTAGAGAGTTTATTTGATGCCGAAAGAGCTAGGTTACAAGGTACATATACACTACCAGAATTTAAGGTTGAAGATACTAAAGGTCTCTTGAAACAAAGCGACATAGAAGACTTGTTTGGCGAATACGAAACAGGATTACAAGAAGATGTAGTATCTGGAATGCTTGGTCTAACTGATTTCTTTAGTGCAATGGAAGGTGCTAAAACTACATTTGATGTAGAGTTCGCAAAGAGAAAACCAATACAACCTAGACCAGGAGACTATGCAATTATGCCAGACCCTATAAACGAAGATGATGAAGGACAGCCTTCACAAGGAGACTTTTTTGGTTATGTTGACGATGGAAATTTCCCCGACCAATATGGTACTATAGGGGGTATTGATACAAGTGATATACTAACAGGAAACTATATGGCAAAACTAGACCCAGCTTATCAGTTAGCCGAGTTATTACTCGGACAAGACAGAGCTAAACAGATGTACCCTACTGGAAAAAGTAAGGGATTAGCAGATGAACAGTTCCAAGAAATTGTAAATCAATTCATGCTCGGACAAGCCGAGGATGCGTTTGAGATGCAGTCTGGACTTTCTGGCAAGATGCAAGACTTAGCTACTGAACAACGTAGATTGCAAAGGAAAGCAGACTTAGACTTGATGGCTGAGTTTGGCGACCCATACAGGCAACAACTACAAGAACTGTACCCAGAGCAAGCTGCTGCATTGGAGAAACAACGTGAAATAGCCGATATAGCTACAGAGCGTGCAAAGGGAGATTTATCTCCTAGAGAGCGAGCGCAGGTAGAGCAACAAGGTTATTTATTTGGTGCAAGTAGAGGTAGAGATGTTGACCCAATAACATTGTATAAACAATTAGGGGAAGAAACAGGTATAAGAGAGCAGAGAGAAACACAAGCTACTAATCAACTTACCTCCTTGATGAATATGGAGCGTGGAATGTATGGAGACTTACCTAGCGTAATTGGCGCACAAAGCCCATTCATTGAAGGCGTAGGAGATATTACAACTCCATTCAATATTGGTGGCATTATGGACTTAGGTTCTACGGACTTTGCTAACCAACAAAAACTACAAGAAGTTAATATGGCTATTGCTCAACTTGATAGAGACTATCAAACTGCAGTAGCATTGAATCAACCTAGCCAGGCTAAGTCTACATTAGTTAAGTTAAATGAATACAAGGCTATGGCAGATGCTCTTAGTTCTGGTATTAGTACAGCTAAACAAGCGTTTGGAACTTTAGGAAGCATTCTTGGGGGGGTAACTAGTGGAATAAGTAGCATTTTCGGTGGTCAAATACAACCCGACTATGATGTATCTGTTGTTGCGGGTAGATCATATTATCAAATAAATAGATATTTAGGATTATGATTAGCGTAACACAAGGACCTAGTATCAATGCAGTCCTAGCCTCTTTAGACTTTGATAAAAAGTTTGAAGCAGCTAAGTTAGGCAAAGCTGCAATCGCAGAAGCACAAGACGAAAAGAGCGCACGTATCAGAAAAGCTTTTGATGATATGCAGACTCAGTTAAAAGAAAGTCAGATTACTGCATCTAAGGTTCAAGCTGCCCTGCAACAAAACCCTAGTTTGTTTGAAGGCCTGGAAGAAGGTAGTAACCTTACATCTAAGTCATACAAAAAAATCTTAGAGGGTAATGCTAGTCAACAAGACTTTAATAATATATCTGCTTACATTGAAGCGGCTAATACGCAAAAAACAAATGCGTTAGAGACCAAGAAAACAGAAGACAACAAAAAGGTTGCTCAAGGTATTGCTCAAATAACCTCTATGTCTTTTGGTGGTTTAAGTGAAAGCGAATACGATAATGTCACTAAGGCAGATATAAATGCAAATACAATGAAGGTTCTGGAAAATTACACAGACCCTGCAATCAAGAACGCAATATACAATGCAAGCATACAACTAGGTGAAGGCATTGAAGAAGATGATACTGCAAATATCAAAAATATAGAGCGAAACAAACAAGATTTAGAGGACTTTAAAACTGCCTGGATAAATGGAGATGATTTTAAAGCTGCTCAAATTATTAACTCTAATGAACATTTCCTAGAAACATATCCTAGGTATGATGTGTACGATAATGTAGTTGGAGTTCAGTCGCCAGACACTATAGCTAGAAGTATGGGATTAACTAGAGTTGAGCCAAAAGGCGGAACTGGTGTTGAAAGCCCTAATCAAAAGCCAGTCATAGAACTAGATATACAAGAAGTCGAACAACAGTTTTTAGTTGATGGTGTATGGACAGGTTCTAAGCTAACTGAAGACCAAGTAATGCAAATGAGCGATGAAGCGATAGAAGCTTATATTGCAAAATTCCCAATGGAATTTACAGAGCCAGGTTCAACTGATGAATTAGAAGCTAACGCTGTATTAAATGCAAGTGAACTATTAGTTGCTACTACATCAGAACCCGTAAAGCCAAACAAGCCAAACAAGCAATCATATATAGCAGAGTACGCTAAAGGATTTGCTCGCAATAGTGAACCATATAAACTTGCAGAAGCTGAGTTTGAAGAAGATTATGCTACATACAAAAAAGCTATGATTAAGTACAAAGAGCAGATGAAAATTTACAGACAAAACAATCCAAGGTCTAGAAGATAATGCACTATGGCAAGCCAGTTACAGAAAGTCGAGGAATGGGTAAAGAACTCAACAGCAGAAGAAAGAGCGTCCCCTTACGGAAAGGGTATGCTAAAGGCATATGTTAGGCTAAAAAGAGAAGCCAAAGAAGAAAAAGACAAAGCTGTACAAATTAGCGAACCTCAAAAAGAGGTTTCATTGCCAGAGGATGATGTAAGTATTGGTGGTGTAGTCGGTGGTATGGGTGCAGAGATTGCAATCTCTACTGCAGGTAAATACGGTGGTGCAGCAGTAGGTACTGCTATTCTACCAGGATTCGGTACTGCTATTGGTTATGCAGTAGGTGCTATTGGTTCTGGCATTGCAGGAAGTTTTGCCGCTCAGAAAGCAGAGGGCAGAGATACACTTAGTTGGGGTCGTGCTATATCTGCAGGTTTGATTAATTTAATACCTACCCCTGGAGCGCAATCAATCAAGGTTCTAGGAAAGAGTGCAGGCAAAGGCCTAACAAAGATAGCCGAAAAAGGTGTACGATACGGAGCGTTGGAAGGCGCGGCAACTGGTGCAGTTGAGGCTCAAGCTACATCTATCATTGATAAAGGCGAGATGGCGAGCTTTAGTGAAACTGCTACTTATGCAGGTATAGGTTCTACATTTGGTGCAGGGCTTGGATATGCAGGTAAAAAGTTAGCCAATAAACTAAAAGGCAAAACTCCAGAAGAGGTAGACCAAATCATATTCACTACTCCAGAGGGTAAGACGGCTGCAAAGGAATTTACATTTGACGGATACAAGGGAGACCATGCCGACCCATCATATGTTTTAGATAGAGAGTTTGAGAGAAGTCGCAATATGCTAGTTTCTGAAGAATCTGCAATGCAACTTAGTTTTAACTATAACCCAGACTCGGTAGGAACACTTGGTAAAATATACAACAAGTTACCACAAGCCTGGAAGAATAGAGTAGCACAAGTAGTACCTTCTATAGCAAGCAGAAACATTGCAGACATAGGAATAGATTATAAGAACGCAATCAAAGCAGGCGAGGCATTAGGTAGTCGTACTGCCACAGCCGTTGCTAGGGAAATAGAATTAGACCCTGCATCTAAACCATCTTTTGATAAGTTTTTTGCTACTGGACAAGTTGACGATGTACTTAAAGAAAAGAAAGTAGTAGATACACTTACTGAGTTTAGGGATTTCGTAAGAGAGCAACAAAAGAATTTAATACAACTTATTGATGATGATGCAATCAAGGGACTGACCCCCGAAAATAAAATGTATCTGCGTGCAAAGATACAACAGTCTTTGGATGACAATAGCTATATGGCTAGAGAGTATGAGATTTATACTAATGCAGATTTCAAAGTAGATGCCGCTAAAAAGGAAAAAGCTATTCTAGAATTAAAGAAGCAACTAGATAAAGAAGAAGAGATTAATATTGAAATTGAAGACTTTGACCCAGAGACAGGAGACTTTACTTATGCAGGTGCTGAAAAATATTTTGGTGACAAAAAAGAGTTTAAAAACACTAGAGAGAAAGCCGAGAAGATTATAAATCAAATCATTTCTGGCGCTAAAGCAAAGCATAGAGGTACAGGCAGAAGATACAAAGGGGCGACAAATTCTCCTATTAGAGCAAGAAACCTAAACGAAGAAACTAATTTTGCGCTCATGGATATGATGGGCGTAATCAGAGACCCTGCAGAAAAGGCCAGAGGAACTGTAGATAGAATCACTAGACTTGTTGCACGCTCAACTAGCGACAAAAGAATGGTAGAAATGCTAGAGCAGATGGGTCTTGCTAGTAGGAAACAAGTAGAAGGAACAGAACCATTGCACCTACTAGGTGGAGAAAGTGGATTGTATACTACTCAAGACGTAGATATAGCAGTACAACAACTGTATGCGAGTAACTTTATCGAGAAAAATACCAACGCCTTTATGGATGGTATGGGCGATGTTATAAATTCTGGTATTGGTTTATCTAAAGCAGTAAAGGTTCTAGGTAATGTACCATCATACTTTGTGCAGATTTATGGTAATGCAGCTACAGTTGCACAACTAGGAATGAATCCTTTTGACTCTCCTACTATGTGGAACTCTCTGAGAGTAGCGGCAAGTGACATTGATATGTTTGCAAGCAATCAAAAGATGTCCAAAGCGATTCTCCAAGAAATTAAAGATGCAGAAAAGTATGGTATAAAAGGAGGCAATATATTTGCATCTGATATACGTTCTAATTTAGAACGAGGTGTAGGACCTGTAGGCCCGATGCTTGAACCATTCGCAAAAGCTTATCAAGTACCAGATACTGCATTTAGATTTTATGCCTGGAAGCAGATGCAGGAGCAACTGAAGAAAGTATATCCAAAAATGCGTGAAGCAGGTCAAGCAGAGAACTTGAAGAATGCAGCGGCTAAGTTGGTCAATGATGTTTACCAGAACTATGATAAAGTAAATCCGTTTCTAAGATGGACAACTAAGGTAGGTATAACTCCTCAGTTTGCTACATTTACAATGGAGCTTTTAAGAAATCAATACAACCAAGGTAGACAAATAAAAGATTTGTTTCAAGGTAAACTTGGAAGCAAGCTCGGTATAGACATGGGGCCTCCCGATATGGCTGCTTCAAGAATGATGGGTGCAAGACGTGCAGCAGGTAGTGCAGCCGTTCTTGGTGGTACTACTGCAATGATGACAAGTTGGGAAGTTGCGAACAACGTAGATGCAGAAACCAAAAATGCTTTAATAGAAACATTTACACCAGAGTATGATGAAAACTCTCCGTTGATGATGTCTATGAGCGCAGATGGTAAGAAGTTTAATTACCTTAACAGTTCTTACTTAATTCCACAACGTATGATTAGCCAAGCTTTTGTTGCAGGCTTTGATGGTACTGATGAAACTGGATTAATGCGTATGGCAAAGCAAGAGTTTTTAGGAGAAGGTGCTTTCTTCTATCAAGGTTTAGCAAAAGCTGCGTACAACTTAAAAGAGTTTGGTAGTGCAGATAAAATTACTACAGAAGAAGGACTCAAGGCATTTGGAGAAATTTTTGAATATGCAATAGAAGATATGTTTACCCCTGGGCAAGCCAGAGAAGTAGACAAATTCGTAAAAGCACAAAAGCCTGGAGCTAGGTATACTACTAATGAAGTATTTTACAGACAAATTGGTTGGAGAACTAATGCTTTTGAAGTAGAGAAAGCAGGAGAAACAAAAGTTCGCAATGATTACTCTAGTGTAATACAAGAGAAGAAGTCTTGGGGTACTAAGTTGAAGTATGAGATGGAACAAATGCAATCAATGCCAGGATTGTTTGAGGCTCGCTACGAAGAAGCTAATAGCGATTACAGACGATTGATGCAGAAGCAGGCAATGCACTACAAGAATCTAACATTTATTTTAGACAAACAATATCCAGACCAAGGTGCAGAGAAAGCAGTTGAAGTAATGAAAAGCGCAGGACTGAGTTCTAAGGAAATAGGATACTTGATGCAGGGACAAATACCTAACTTACCAAAGCTTCGCTCACAAGGTAGTGCAGAAGTCTTAGAAGAGATGGGATTAGATTTATCTCTTAATACAGAAGATAATAACAAAAAAATATTTGCCGAAATCGCTAAGGTTGAGGATAGATTCTTGCGTGACAGATTACGTAATCATGTTCGCAAGGAAAGAAGAGGTGCAAGAAAAGGCCTAAGTACAATAGAAAGTCTTATAGATGCTCAAAGTACAAGCACCCAAATAGAGATGCTACAGGACTTGTTCCCTGGGAACACGGCTTATTACAGAGAGCTACTAGGTAAGAAAGTTATTACTAGAGAAGCATACATTAAATTAGTGCAATAAAAAACGCCCTCTTTCGAGAGCGTTTTCCTAGGATTCAATTAGGTCGGGAAATGATAAAACCGACCTGTCGCAGATTACTCATACGACTTACCTAAATCAATTATGTTAAATAACGAACATAAATATGAACTAACATCATACAGAAGAAGCGTACTAAACTTCTATGTTGTTCAGTAAAAGCTTTTCTTTTGCCATTGTCAACTTACTTTTTAGCTTTTCTACATCATTATTTAATATTTCGTTTTGCTTTGTAAGCGACTCGCAAGCGATTGTCATCTGGTGCAATCCCTTAGTTAGTATATCTTCGGTTGGTGTTCTGTAAGTAGTTGTATTAGACATTATTGAAATCTCCCTATTTGGTTTATGAATTTGAATTTGCCCATGAGGTCTCTTTCGCCCTCACGGTTTTTAGCTATTTTATAATCGAGTTCTAGGTAAGAAACCTTACCATCAAACACTCGGCAGTTTTGTAGGTCGCCACCCCTTGCCCACATAAGTAATATGACATCTGCATCGTTCTCAATATCTCCACTATCTTTGAGGTCGTGCATTGAAAGACCAGAGTCTCTCTTAGCTCCCTCTCTGTTGACTTGTGCCAACAAGATAATAGGAATATTTAGTTCCATCGCCAGTTGTTTAATCCTGTGTGAAACTAATGCTATTCCATCATGCTTACTCATACGAGTATCATATGGTATAAGTTGTAGGTAATCAATGACGAGTGCCTCTATTCGGTGTTTACGCTTCATTGACCTAGCCTTTGAACGCAGTTCATCTATGCTCCTAACGAAATGTTCTACTACAATGGGTGCTTCTTTAACTTTTTTAAGGGCATCAAAGACACGACTTTTCTCTGTATCTGATGCTACATTCTCCCTAATTCGTTTAAGATTTACTGCACTTGCCGTCTGTACCATTCGTTTCATTAGTTGCTCTGCAGGCATCTCGAAGCTAAATATACCGATAGGTATTTTATCCTGTACTGATGCCCTAAGAACTATGTTCAAAGCCAACTGACTTTTACCACAAGAGGTAGGTGCTGAAACAACAAATACCTCTCCTTTACCAATACCACCTTCGTCAAGTTTCTCGTCCAGATGGTCGATACCTGTGCTTAGTGCAGTAAATTCATAACGATTTTCGGTCATTGCCGTGAGCTTATCCTCAAGCATATCACCTGCATCAGAAAACTTTTCCTCTGTTGCGACCCTATCAGATATACTGGATAACTCTGCTTCCATTCTAGTAGCCTCAGAATGAGCCTCAGAACCCCCTACAATCGATTCTATTGTCTCTCTTGACATACGTATAAGCTTGCGTGCTATCGACTTGTCACGGACGATATTGGCGTAATAACGAGCCGAGGTTGTGGTCTGTATTCTATCTAGTATATACTGCAATCCCATAAAACCCTCTATCTTGTCTTCTAATCCCTTGGCTTTTACTCGCTCCAGGATGGTTATTTCGTCAATAGGGTAGCTTCGTTTGTGCAGTTCATCGATAACTCCAAACAATATTCGGGGTCTTTCAACATAGAAATCATCTACTCCTATGATTTGGGTAACGGCATCGTATACACTTTCGTCATCTGACTTGACTAAACAAGCGACAACGGCCTCTTCCGCATCCAGAGAATACGGCTCTTGTAATGGTTTTTCTATCATTTTTTATTTTAATTTATCACTTATATTTATCAAGCATCTTGTCATCAATGAGCTTATTTTTCATAGCCCAGTATATGTCTTCTTTTGCTTTTGTATAAAAATCTTGTATCGCTTCATTGCAGGTCTTACCTTTTACGGCAATACCCCTGCGTGCTTTTTTGTAATCTTCAATATAATCACTCATAGTTTAAATCATCTAATTCTTGAGGTAACTTTCCTTCTTTAATTAATCTTTTGGTTTCTAACCAACAAGCCATGTTCCATAGAACTGCACCGAAATGGTCTTCATCTGTTTTACCATCTCTGCAGGCCATCAAATGCCTGTAAGCGGCATCACAATATCTGGATAATGGTATACCTTTTCGCCAGTTGTCGGGACCATACTTGGATGCACCATCTTCAAAGCGCCTAGCCATAGCCATAATCGCTAAAGTTGGTATCATACTTGGCAGGCCTTTGCCTTGCATAGAGTCACGGACTGCACCCGTATTGAATGCAGTCCTTGCTCCAGAATCGGGCAACTCCGTCATTAAAACGGGGCCTCCTCTTTAACGGAGGAAGAAGCAACTGTCTCTTCCTTCGGTTTTGGTAGTTGCATTTTACCTCTAAGGTAGCGTGTACCACCTTGAGATGTACCACTCCAAGCAGCAAGGTCATACTTTACACCATTAAATGTAAGGTATCCCTTAGTGTTTGGTTTCTTTGAACCCTCTTCTACATCTTGTACGAATAGAACGAAGGTCATATCATCATCATATTGTTTAGCCATAATTAGAATATATCCTTTTGTTTAGTTTGAGAAACTGATTTACCATGCGTGTTAGTTGCATCATCATCTTGGCTTTCATCCAGGTTGAGAAGACCACCTAACGCATATTTTTTTGAATAGGAATCTGAACTGCCTGTCATCTGTGCAGGCGACATTCCTTTAGATTCCGTGGCTTCACGAGCCGAGGCACTTACTGAAATACTTTCATCGCTTTCGCAGTCGGCTAGTGTAACTGTAGCTTGTACATAGTTCTTGCCGCCTATTTCCAGTATCTCGCTTTTCATTAATAGAATGCATTGTAATTCTTTTAATGGTTGCTTGAGTGCCAATGTTATATCTTCGAGGGAACGATATTTATAATTCCCGAATTTGTTGTATTGATTTTTTGCTACGTGCAATGTTGTTTGCAGTACATTTAATTTTTCTTTTATATTCATAAATTCTTTAATACATTTTTATAAAGTTTTACTCTGTCCTCTGTGTTTTTGCAAGTATTTATTTTTTCTTTTTTTACTCCAAAATTTTTCAATGCAAACTCCTGCTCTTCCTTTCGTAATCTTGCAAATCTTTTACCTAGTTGCACAATTCCTGTAGGGTGAAAGATGTCTGTCCCAGGCCCTTTCAAATATTTTATTAAGTTCTCAAGTGTTTCAACAAAATTAAGTTCACAATTATTTTTTGCGTACCTTTTCCAAGCGTTATAAACTTTGCCCTCCCAAGCATTTGCTTGCCTATGAATAACTCCACGAACCAATCCTGTATCGTGGCAATGGTCTACTACTGCATCCTTTAATTTAATTTTAAATATAGGACACTCTCTTGGGGTGTTCTCTTCTCTCCATTGTTTAAGTTTATTCTGGCTTAGATAATTCATTGACGACTTGTACTTTTATATAGGGTTTATTTTTAGTAACGTACTTAGATGCTTGCTTGGCATCATTCGCCCACCTAATGGTATACCCCCTATAATCTGGGGGCATATCACTATGCGAGTAGATAATTTCAAATTGTTTCATAGGACTCTATTTAAAAGAACTAAGAAAGCTTTGGCAGCCGTTGCAGGTACAACTCCATTTCCTAATGCTCTAAGTCTGTCCACCCTACTGGAATACCCATTAGATTTTCCACCCAATTTGGGTTCAACTTGAATGACTCTCGGCTCTTCCCATTCGTATTGTCCTTCGTTGGGTCTAGCAGGCCATTTCTGGCTAACGCCTCCAAGCATTTGCTCGCTTGCGTGTTCCCCTGCAGTCTGTACTGTTGTTCGTTGGCACTCGGTGTAGGGTAGTCCTTCCTTGAGTGAGTCATTGTTGGGTAGTGTACCTGCTCCCTTAGATTCATGCAACCTGCGTTCTTCTCCTTGCGTGTCTGTGCAAGCTTCTCTGGACTCCTCACTAGATTGACTGCATCGAACGCTTGAGGTGTCGCCCAGTTCCGTTTCACTTGGTCGCCCAAGGGTATTCCCCCCTTGTTGTTCGGACGACTGTTGTCTATTGCACCTGCCCTCGGTGTAGCCCAGTTCGGGTAAAGTTGTGTCGCTTGTTGTTCCAGAAACAGTCCGTATTTCGTTCCCGTTGTATGACTGACATTCTCTCCATTCGTCAACTCCCTCTGTCTCCTCGAATCCAGTTCCTTCGGTGTAGCCCAGGATGAAGACTCGCTTTCTCTGATGTGGCGCTCCGACTTCACTCGCAGAGAATATTCCTGCCGTTGCTCTGTAACCCATTTCTTCCAGTCGTCTGAGGACATACTTGAGAACTGGTTCTCCGTCTGCCGTTTTGCAACTGAGGATTCCTTCAACGTTTTCGAGGAAAACAATTCTTGGTCTGCATTGTTTGATTCCTTCTGCAATGTAAGGGAAGAGATGTCGTGGGTCTTCAGTTGCTTTTTTAAGACCTGCTTGAGAGAATGGTTGGCAGGGGAAACCTCCAGAGAGGATAGATACTTTTCCGTGAAACTCTTCATAAGGGAAGGTTTTAACGTCCGTGTATATAGGTGCTTCATCCAAGAGACCCTTTTCAATCTTGTCTTCCAAGTTCGCGCAACAGAATCCTTCCCTCTCCACGTAAGCGATTTCTCGCAGGTTTGGCAGAACTCTTCTAAGTCCCATTCCGATTCCTTCGTATCCAGAGCAGAGACTAAGGTGCGTAATTTCTTCGTTGTTATTATCATAATTCATTTTGTTTTAATTAGTGTTTTTGTTGATAGTAAAATTCCTTTGCTTAGGTCATCATCGCCACCCTTTACATCTCTAGTAGTGCCGATAAATGGTCTTACAATGTCCTTTAAATTATTTGTTGGTAGTATGATAAACACATCTTCGATAGCAATGCAATAAAAATCTGCTTTTGTTTTTGCAATGCCACTCGGCTTTCCTCTGCATTCATATTCAATAAAGACATTGCCAGTATGCTTGGTCATTAAATCTCTTTTTACCTCTATGGTTTTGCCCTGCAGGATTTCGGCTAATTCTTTTTCTTTAACCTGGCCTACCTCTAAGTCGTATTTAAAATCGCTACAATAATCCATTACTTTGCCTTCATCCAATCCATTCGGTATAACTTGTTGAGAGTTCTAAATCTTGTTACACCTTTTCGCATTTGAGTTAAGGTCCAATTTTTGTGATAATGCTTTTTACTTTCGGTGCAGATACAAACGCTTGTTATTCTCGGTTCGTAATCTAAATCCAAATCTTGTTGCAGCCACTTAGATTCTATTGCCAGTTGAGTGCAGTCTTTCTCTTCGTAGAACTTGCCTCCCGTTCCCTTTGTATCCCTGCACTTGTAGTCAAACAAATGATATTTTCCATCTACCTTTGCAATGAAATCAACCGAGCCTGCACTCCGTAGTTTGTCGCAATACAATATCTTTTCACAGGCTACTGGTTCAATATTGTTTTCGTCAATGAAATCAATGAAGGGTTCAACCCAAGGGTCATAAGGTGTAGTGACATGCACCAAGCCTTCGCATGTAATTCGGTTGTTAATGACATCTTCTAAACGATTGTGAACTGCAGTACCAAATTCGCTCGATGAAATAAAATTATTTGTAGCAGGACAAACTCTCTGTCCATACTTCAAGTCGTGTATTTCGTGAACCGACATTGTAGGGTGTTCCCTTGCTAGTTCAACAAGCTTTCGCGGCATCCAAATATTGTGCAAGAAATCACTCATTTGAATACTAAGAATAGTTGTTACTGATGGATAAGCTTTAAGCTTTCTCGCTTGTACTGGGGTCTTTGCTTGGGTGAGATAAGGCTCGCCTTTGCAATCGTAGAAATGTCCTGCCATATTATTTTTTCTTTTTAGGTTTAACTCTGCTTTTCTTTGTTAATAGTTTTATTGTTCTCATAGTTTTTCTTTCTAGTTTTAGACCAATCTATTGAACCATAATTTTCATTATACTTCTTTTGATTGTATCCTGCTTTTGGTTGCATTCCTTTTCCCATAATTAATAAGGTTCTATATATATATATTCATTGTTTGGTATTGGTGTTGCAAATTTATCAGAGGGTTTTTTAGAATTACCTATGCGTTTTTTCCAATAATCTTGTGATTCTGCTTCTTGTAATAAGATAGGGTCGAGCGTATACCAGAAAGTTTTATCGTATCCTTTCTTGTTAAAATTGCCCACGATAATTGCACCCTTCTTTCGTAGTACAAGCATTGCAGTTCTAATCTGGCTCTTGCTAAAGAACGGCATAGCTTCTTGCCAACCTGGATAAGAGTTAAAGGTCCAATACTTATCTTCATATTTGTTTCTCCCTGCTTTCTTGTTCTTTAAAACAAAGTAAGTTAAAGTATGTAGGACTATCGCAGGGTTTACTCCGTAACGCTTTGCGTACTGTGTTTGAAATGTAATGTAGTCCATTAGTCATTGTCGTACTGCATTGCCTCCATTTCGTCAAGCGTTCTCTTTGCGTGTTCGTTGCTCTGTAATTCTAGCGGCAAGCCCTCGGAAAAGTATTTCTTACCAAAGTATTCACCTTGTTGCAAAACGCACAATAAGGCGTTGTTGGGACGCATTAAAGACAAGTATTCTTTATAATACTCCTCGGCCTCCGTAGGATTAGAAAAGAAATGTGGCATATATTTGCCTCTATGTTGAGTAACAACAACATAAATTAACTGGTGTTCTAAGAGTTCGTCTTCCATTACTCTAGACCTCCGTTCTGTTTTCTTATTATTTTATTTTGCTCTACTGCCCAGGCATTTATTCCAGTACCCTCGCAGTCCTCACAATAGGCGTAGTCATGGATTGAAGGCCCCGTATCCCAGGACCCTCT